CTCGATCTACACCACGGATCAGACGATGATGGAACGCACCAACAACACCATCTGGAGGCCGCAGCCTTATATCAGCCGCTCGTACTCGGGCACTGATATGACGTCGAACTTCTTCGACTACACCCAGCTCTCCGTTCCGGCAACAATCGGGTTCAACCAGTCTGTCCCCTGGATTATGACTGCGACTGAACTGCGTGACGCGCTTCAGGAACAGCGCCTCGGTGATTCTGCCAAGCAGAAGCTGGCGTCCGACATCAACGTGGCCGTGATGAACGTGGCCTCCTCGCAGGGCACGCTCGTTGTGAAGCGTCTCGCTGCTGCCAGCGGTTTTGATGACGTCGCCCAGTGCGAAGCCATCTTCAACGAGCAGGGTGTGAACTTCGATTCGCGTTACTTGGCGCTGTCCACTCGCGACTACAACGGCATGGCGAGCAACCTCGCTGGTCGTCAGACCCTGACGCCTAAGGCGTTGACCGCTTATGACCGCGCCTTCATCGGCCAGGTTGCGAGCTTTGACACCTTCAAGCTCGACTACGCAAACCGCATCACTGCGGCTGCTGGTGGTGGAAGCATCACGATCAACACGTCGTCTGGCGCGAATGCTTACATTCCTCAGGCAGTGACCTCGTCCCCGACGACCTCTGAGCGTCTCAACGTGGACAACCGTTACCAGACGGTGACCGTGTCGAGTAGCACCAATGTTGTGGCAGGTGATGCGTTCACCATCGCTGGCGTAAATGCCGTGCATCACATCACCAAGCAGGACACTGGTCAGTTGAAGACCTTCCGGGTCATCAGCGTTCCTGCTGGTGGCACCACGCTGATCATCAGCCCTCCCATCATCTCCAACCAGTCTGAGAACGACACGCCCGCAACGGCTGAGTACCAGAACTGTGTGGTGAACGTGAAGTCTTCGACCAGCGCCATCGTGTGGCTCAACACTGCTGCCGCTCCCATCAACTGCTTCTGGCAGAAGGACGCGATCGAAATCCTGCCGGGCCGTTATGCGGTTCCTCAGGACGCCGGTGCGAACGTGATGCGTGCTTCCACCGACCAGGGCATTGAACTGGTCATGCAGAAGCAATACGACATCAACACCATGAAGACTCGCTATCGCCTCGATACGATCTTCGGTGTCGTCAACAAGCAGCCCGAAATGACAGGGATCATCCTGTTCGGCCAGCCCTAAGGCTAGTCCTTAATCACACTGGGGAGGGTAGTTGACTCTACCCTCCCTTTTGTGTATTCAATCTGTATGCCACTGAAGAAAGGTTATTCCCCAAAAACAATCTCTAGCAATATCAGCAAAGAGGTTAAGGCTGGCCGGCCACAGAAACAGGCCATTGCTATTGCTCTGAGTACAGCTCGCAAAGCAAAGATTGCAGCAGGTAAACCAGTTGGAAAGCTCAAGAAGTAATGGAATTTCCCTCGATGGTTTACAGGGTTCCCGGGAAGCATGTGCGCCCGTATGGAACATACGATTTTGCAGGCGTCAAAAACGCTGAAGAACTGCAAGCCAAGCTGAAAGACGGTTGGTTTTGTTCTCTTCCAGAAGCAATTGATTCCAAGCAGACAGCTCCAGTTGTAGAAGCCGTCAAAGCAGATGACATTGCACCTCCTACTCGCCAAGAACTTGAAGAAAAAGCTACTGAACTTGGCATTAAGTTTGATGGCAGGTTTTCTGATAAGAAGATCTCGCAGCTAATCGAGGAAGCACTCACCAAGTAGTATGGGATACACCAAGAAACAGATCATTGAGCAGGCATTCGAGGAGATTGGCCTTGCTTCGTACATCTTTGATCTGACCGCAGATCAGCTTGAAAGCGCATTGCGGCGCCTTGATCTGATGGTGTCTTCTTGGTACACCAAAAACATTCGCATCGGCTATCCGCTGCCTCTGAACCCGCAAGACAGTCACATCGACCAGCAGATTGACACGCCCATGCCTGCTAATGAGGCTTTGGTGCTTAATCTCGCGGTTCGTTTGGCGCCGGCTTACGGGAAGCAGGTATCACCTGATACCAAAGTGAACGCGAAGGTCACTTACGACCAACTTTTGATGCAAGCAGCAGCCCCAATTGCACAGCAATACGATAAAACCTTGCCACTTGGGGCTGGATACAAGCGCACTGAACGTGTATTTGTAGATGTGCCAAATTTAGATCCAGTACAAGTGCAGCCTAACGGCCAAATCCTCTTCAGGAACTCATAGTATGTCCATTGAACGCCTTTCACTAATCGACACGGTCACGGCATCGACCAACTTTGCCGTCAATGTCAATGGTCAAGACTACCGGGCTCTGGCCGGCACAGTTGCTGACTACGTTCAGGCTGCTGGAGCTACCGGGGACGGGAAGGTTATCCAGTATGCTGGCCCTACGGGCACTGGGTTCACTGTCACGATCACTGACAGCAGTGCCAGCACCTGGTTGGTCCTGACTCCGAATGCCACGTTGGCTGCCGGCACGATCATCCTGCCGAACGTCGCCAACTGTGTGGAGTCACAGGAGATCCTTGTGAGTTCGTCTCAGACTGTAACTGCTCTGACGATCAACCTGAACGGCGCTCTGGGTGTTGGTACCCCTACGACGATTTCTTCTGGCGGTTTCTTCCGGCTGCGTTTTGAACCAATTCTCAAGACTTGGTATCGTGTTGGTTAACTGTTAAATTTATGGGCCTTGCTTTTCAACCTGCTTACAGACTCGGCGTCACTGTTACTCCGAATGTCACTTCTGCCTCTGTCACTCTTGGGCTCACGTCTGAGTCCATTGTATTCACCAATCTTGGATCGACTGTTGTTTATGTCCGGGTGGGCAACTCTGTCACTGGGACGCCGGCTACCACGGCGGGCTACCCGGTGCTGGTGGGTTCGCAGGTGAGCATTGGCAAGGATCAGGATGATGACACTGTCTCGTTCATCTCCCCCGGGGGAGCCGGTTCACTTCACATCATCCAAGGGATTGGCCTGTGATTCGGTTCCTGTCCAGACGCCGGTCTAAGACACCCGCTACTGTTGGAGGGGTAACGCCTCCTCCTCCAGTGACGTTCACTTACCTGCGTCCCGACGGGACATCTGAGTTCCGGCGCCCTGACACCACCTCAATCTACATACGCCCCTAGCCATGCCAAATCTCCCGGTTTCCGCAGACATTGACTCTTTCATGCAGTCAGCCAACAAGGCTGCTGCTGTTACCTTTCTTGGTGCACTGACCACCGCTCAGATTGCCGGCCTGTCCACCACTGCTCCTGCAGCGTTGGCGACCACTGCTGTCATTGGACTCAGCACCTTTGCGGCTAAAGCAGATCATCAGCACATCTTCCCTACTGCCGCTGAAGTAGGAGCACTGAGCACTTCTGTGCTTTCTGGGCTGGCGACTACTGCACCTGCTGCGCTGGCTACTGCTGGTGTGGTTGGCTTGAGCACTTTTGTGGCACGGGCAGACCACCAGCATCCCACCAACTTTACCAACGTACAGACGTTCACCACGAGTGGCACTTGGACAAAGCCCGCTAATGCGGTGGCTGTTGATGTTGTTGTAATCTCAGCAGGAGGTGGAGGTGGATCTGGTCGAAAGGCGGGCGTTGCCAGTCAGGCATCAGGTGGGGGCGGTGGTGGAGGTGGATCGTATTCTTTTCGCAGCATCCCTGCTGCACTGCTTGGTGCAACTGAAATTGTTACGGTTGGCAGTGGAGGTACTGGTGGTGCTTCTATTACGACTAATAGTACAAACGGAAACATTGGAGTTGCTGGCGGCAATTCTTCGTTTGGAACGTGGGTACAAGTGACCGGTGGCGGTGGCGCTGGGCCTGCAACAACCGCAAGTGGACCTGCTGGGGCAGGTTCAAGTTCCCGCGCCATGTTTCTTGGAGGCAACGGATCAGCGGGCGGCGCAGGGGCAGGAGTGCTTACCAGTGGTTCAAATGTAAATGTTGGAGGCGCAGGAGGAGGCGCAGGAGGAGGGCTTCCTGCTGCTGCAACGGTTGGATTTACAGGCAGCTCGGGAGGAACTGCGCTTGGATCTTGGTTTAGTGGCGGCACTGCCACAGGCGGAACAATTGGAGGCAACGGCGGAACTCCTCCAAATGTGACTGCTAATTTCCCTGCTTCCGGCAGCGCGGGGGCAGGAGGTGGAAGCAGCGTCACTGGCAACGCAGGCAACGGTGGAAATGGCGGGCTTTATGGCGGCGCAGGTGGCGGTGGTGGCGCAAGTCTTGACAGTGTTGGAAACTCTGGCGCTGGTGGAAACGGAGTAGATGGCATTGTTATTGTAACAACCTATTTCTAAGCATGAGATACGCTATTGTTGATGATGCCACTAAGGTGGTGCAGAACGTAATTGTCTGGGACGGGGTAACGCCTTACACGCCTCCCACTGGAACTACGCTCGTGAATGTCGATGGCATTCCTTGTGGTCCCGGCTGGATTCAGCAAACTGACGGCTCATTCATTCCTCCTCCTGAAGAGTAAAATGGCTAAGAAGCAGGTCAACCTCTCTGTGTCCAAAGGCGAGAAGCTGCCTGTCTCCAAAGGGGCAGGACTGACTGCCAAGGGACGAGCCAAGTACAACGCCGCTACAGGCAGCAATTTGAAGGCGCCTGCGCCTAATCCCAAGACCAAGGCAGATGAAGGTCGCAAGAAGTCCTTCTGTGCTCGCATGGGCGGGATGCCTGGTCCCATGAAAGACGAGAAGGGCAATCCTACTCGCAAGGCTGCATCACTCAAACGCTGGAACTGCAAATGAAAAAAGGACTCTACAGTAATATCGCAGCTAAACGCGAACGCATTGAAGCCGGCTCAAAGGAGAAGATGCGCAAGCCCGGCGCCAAAGGTGCGCCTACTGCCGCCGCTTTTAATGCATCAGCGAAGACCGCCAAGAAGAAGTAATGGAAGTCTCTATCCTCAACGGCATTTACACGAGCACCGCTGGGGACTTCCGCGTGGAATACCCGCGCAACATGGTGCCTGTCATTCTGAACTCAGGCATCTCCAAGGGTTACTTTCGTCCTGCTGACGGCATCGTGAGCCTAGGCACAGGCCCCGGAATTGACCGTGGAGCTATTGAGTGGCAGGGACTGCTGTATCGAGTGATGGGCGCTAGTCTTGTGTCAATCTCTAGTACAAACATTGTCACTGTCATAGGCAATGTAGGCGGCACGGGACAGGTCACGTTTGACTATTCCTTTGACTACCTCGCTATAGCCTCAAACGGAAACCTGTTCCTGTATCGTCCCAGCACGGGTCTTCAGCAGGTCACAGATCCTGATTTGGGAACTGTCGTCGATGTCGTTTGGGTGGACGGCTACTTTATGACGACTGACGGAGAGTTCCTCGTCGTTACTGAACTTAATAACCCGTTTGCCGTCAACCCGCTCAAGTACGGGTCTTCTGAAGCTGATCCTGACCCTATTGTGGCCCTCCTAAAGGTCCGTAACGAGGTCTACGCGCTCAACCGGCACACCATCGAAGTCTTTGACAACGTGGGAGGCTCGCTGTTCCCATTCCAACGTGTAGAAGGCGCCCAAGTGCAGCGTGGCGCTATTGGCACTCGCACCTGCTGCGTGTTCATGGAGTCCATCGCGTTTATTGGCGGGGGCAGGAACGAGGCTCCTTCAGTCTGGCTGATCTCTGGCAGCAACGCGCAGCGCATTGCCACCCGGGAGATTGACTTGCTGTTGACCCAGTACACTGAACAGGAGCTTGCCAGCGTGCTTGTCGAGTCTCGTGTGGACAAAGGGTATCGCCACTTGTATATCCATCTGCCGAATCAGACGCTGGTCTTTGATGCCGCTGCCACCACTACAGCTCAAAATCCAGTGTGGTTTACGCTGGCTACCAGCATCGTTGGAGACGGCCAGTATCGTGCTCGCAATCTGGTGTGGGCGTACAACCGTTGGAACATAGCCGATCCTACTAGCACAGCTTTTGGCTATCTTGATGACACACTCTCTTCGCACTGGGGCGCCCTCAATGGCTGGGAGTTTGCAACGATCATTACTTACAACGAAAGCCGAGGAGTGATCTTCCACGAAATGGAACTGGTGGCGCTGACTGGCAACACGATTTTTGGCGCCGATCCCAGTATCTGGACCTCGTACACCGAGGACGGTTTGACCTGGAGTCAGGAGCGAGTCTGCAAGGCCGGCTTGACTGGTGTGCGTGGGAAGCGGTTGTCTTGGCTACAGCAGGGACGCATGAGGCAGTGGAGAGCGCAGAAGTTCCGGGGCACGAGCGACGCCCAGCTTTCTGTAGCAAGACTCGAAGCCAGAGTTGAGCCTCTTGCTGTATGATTGACGGACCTTACAAGATCACTCGAAATGAGTTGGCTCAGTTTTTGCCTTCGCAACGTGCGATCCGGGCTTTTGAGCAGCTTTTTGATCTTATTCCATCAAGCCTGAATAATAGCGAGAGCTTCTCTGAAGAGGTCTCTATAAACGCACAGAATGCCGATTCTAGGGCACAACAGGCAGTCTCTGCTATCGCTAGGTTGGCTGACGCCGTAGAGCTTCTTGCGCTGGCTCCTGCGAGGTCGCCAGAAAGCCAGAACGTAGATATTGCTCCTCCAGTCGTTCCGTTCGTTACTTCAACAGACATTGCTCCTCCAGTTGTTCTGTTAAGTGCTTCGACAGACATTGTGCCACCTGTCATCGACGAGGTGCGCAGAAAACGCTATGGAGCGTTTCATTCGACAGTCACCCAGACTGCTGTTGCTATCAATACGGCGTATCCTATGACGCTAAACACGACTGACATTTCGTTCGGCGTGTACATCGGCACTCCAACTAGTCGCGTTTACATTGATACTGAAGGCTTTTACAACTTTCAGTTTTCTGCACAGCTTCACAAAACTGTTGGTGGAGTTGGTGCTATTTATATTTGGGCCAGAGTCAACGGCGTTGACATTCCAGACAGCGCAACTAAGATACGCATTCAGGGCAACAATGCGGAGACAGTTGGTGCTTGGAATTTTGTGCTTCCAGTTAATGCAGGAGATTATTTCGAGTTAGTTTGGAGCACAGACGATACATCTTGTGAGATATTAGCTCTGCCAGCAAGTGCGCCGCATCCTGCAATACCTTCGCTGATCCTCACTGTTACCGACAACATCTCTTAATTATGGCAGTCACAGTCAAAAACATCATTCCACCCAAGCAGGCCGAAAACTCTCAGACTGCGCAGTACACTGCTGTGAACTGCAAAGCCATCATTGACAAGTTTACGGTAACGAACACGAACACGGCTAACGTGACGTTCTCTGCCAACTTAATCGCTGTTGGTGGATCTGCTGGAAACTCCAACCTGATTGTCAAGACACGCTCGATTGTGCCTGGGGAGACTTACCTGTGCCCTGAGTTGGTTGGCCAAGTGCTTGAAGCCGGCGGGTTCATCTCGACGCTGGCAGGGACTGCTACTGCGCTGACTATTACTGCCTCCGGGAGGGAGATCACCTAATGAGTTGCAACCTTCTGGCCTCGGTTGACTTGACCGATCAGATTGAGGAAAGGCTTTTACACCTTCCCGATATAGACTGCCCGGTGCTGCATCATTTTGGGCCAGGAGTGTATATCCGCGAAGTCAGAATGCCTGCTGACTCGCTTATCCTTGGGCACAAACACAGGAATGCCCACACAAACATTCTGGTGCAGGGAAGGCTCAAGTTTCTAAACGAAGGCGGGGAAGTTGTGGAGCTTGTGGCGCCAGCCGTGTTGACCTCCAATCCGGGGCGCAAACTCGCCTACATCATTGAAGACACGATTTGGCAGAACGTCTACGCTACAGACGAGCAGGACGTTGAGAAGCTAGAGGCTACTCTTTTGGACAAAAGCAACGCATGGCTTGAGCACAGGGATCAGGTCTTTAAGCTGCAAGCAAGCGCACACGATCAAGACCGTGCTGACTTTAAGGATGTCTTGAAGGCGTTCGACATGGATGAAGAGCTGGTCAGCTTCCTGTCTCAGCGCGAAGACGATCAGATTCCTTTTCCTGTTGGAGCAGCGCCAAAGGTCACATTGCGCCAGAGTCCGATTCACGGGAAAGGCACGTTTGCCTCTTTCCCTGTTTCAGCTTTTGAGGTGATTGGCCCGGCTCGACTCGATGGAAAACGAACTCCGCTTGGTCGCTATGCAAATCATTCCGCAAATCCAAACGCATTCTTTGTAAAGAATGATGATGGGGATATTTATGCTATGGCACTAAAAGACATTCGTGGGTGCCAAGGTGGAGACAACGGAGAAGAGATCACAGTTGATTACCATCAGGCATTGAATGTGAATGGTCTTTGTGTGAAAGGAGATAAGGAATGAGTGCAATCATTAAGAGTGTTGGAAATTATTTCTCTGCAAAAGAACAGTCGAAGGCGGCTAGAGGGGCTGCAAGAGCACAAGAAAGTGCTGCTAATAGAGCACTTTCAGAACAAGAATCTAGCCTCACTGCAATTCGCGATCTTCTTTCTCCCTACATGGAGGCTGGTCGTCCAGATCTTACTCAGCCCTATATTCAAGCCGGCGGGCAAGCTCTACAGGGCCTACAAGGGCTTTTAGGGCTTCGCGGAGCCGGTGAGCAACAATCTGCGATTGGGCAGATCCAACAGGGCGCACAGTTCCAAGAATTGGCCCGGCAAGGCGAGCAAGGTATTCTTCAGAATGCTGCTGCCACTGGAGGGCTTCGAGGAGGGAATGTACAGGCAGCCTTGGGCCAATTCCGTCCTGCGCTGCTTAATCAGCTTATTGAATCTCAGTACGGAAAGCTGGCCGGGCTTACATCGCTTGGTGGAACGGCAGCTCAAAACCTGCTAGGCATGGGTCAAGAAACTGCTTTGGGTGCTGCAACAGCAGAACAGCAGGCTGCTGCTAATGCATCCAATCTGATAACTCAAAAGGGAGCAGCGCAGGCCGGCGGCATCCTTGGCTCAGGGAAGGCTTGGGCTGGTCTTTACCAGAATATTGGAAGAGCACCACAGGAAGTTTTTGAAACCGTAATTAAAGCAGCGTCCGCATTAACTGGTGGAGGGAGATAATATGCAGCCATATAACTATAGCATTGATCTTCCCGCGCCTCCTGCAAGTACGTTTTTGCAGGATCTGATGGGCATCCAGCAGATGAAGGGCTTGAGACAGCAACGTGAGATTCAAGCCCAGCAGGCTGAAGTGCAGGCCCAGCAGGCTAAATTTGCCCAGGAGTTGCAGCCGCTTGAGCGACAGAAGCTCGAAGCAGCTATTGCAGCGCAGAGGGCTAACACTGCTCAGTCAATGGCTGCCCGCGACGTTACACTGGAAGGACTAAGGCAAAGTAAGCGGACTTTTGCTGAACAAGAAGAAGTAAAGAAGCAAGAAAATCTTCTTCGTGAAGATGTAATGGCTGTTGTAAAAGACCCAACACTTGCAACTCAAGAAAAGTTAAGAGACATTTCATTTAGAACAGCACTTTTTGCACCTAAGTCTCAGGAGCCTCTTCAGAGAATGTTTGAAGACTTTCCTCGGGCTGGAAAAGTTCTTGAAAACACTGCTTCCGACGTAATCTTTGCGGTTCAATCCGGTCAACCTAAAGTTGCTGTTGCTTCTGTTGATAAGAATCTAGAGGCTGCCAATAACTCATTGCAGATAAATCCAGATGACAATGAGGCTAAAGCGACAGTGTCCCTTTTAAGTGGAGTAAAATCTCTGATGGATAAGGGAGAGTATGGTGAAGCAATGGTTTCTGCCTCAATCTTTTTGAAAAACCAAAATCCAAGAAAATGGAATGCTGTTACAGGAGACTTGAAGGAGTTTGGTGGTGCAACAAAGGCAGTGGCTGAAGCTGCTGGAGAAAAAACCAAGTCAGAACTACAGGAAGCTCAGGCGCGTCTTGCTAAAGCAGATGCAGCTCTTAAGGAAATTGACGCAGAAGGTGGACCTAAGTCAGACAAAATAATAAAGCAGGAAAATCTGATGCGTTCAGCATTTTCAGTAGATCCTGTTGTTCGTGGTTATGAGTCTGCAAATAGAAATTTCCAAACTATCAAAACAGCAGATAACAGCACTGCTGGAGATCGAGCAAGAATTGTTGCATTCATTAAACTTCAACAGCCAGATTCAGTTGTAAGCGTAACTGAGTCTGGACAGATTGAAGCTCCTACTGCCCCCCAACAAATTCAGGCTTTGATTGAAAAATTTCAAGACAAGGGCCTGCTTGGTGATACTGCAAGAAAACAATTAGAATCTCAGGCAAAGTCTATTTATAATGCTTCTGAATTTAGCTTTAAGAAGCTCAAGGCAAATACAGAAAAAATGGCAAGTGGTTACGGAATTGACCCTAAAAATGTAACTGGACTATTTGAAAATACCGAAAGTTCTGTTCCTCCGTTAAATCCCCCACTGAGTCCAGCTGGCGCCCCTGGACGACCAATCAGCACTGGCAACCTGCCTGTGGCTCCTGCTTATGCACCACCTGCCGGAGTAATAATCAAGAGCGTGCGATAATATGCCTGAATTTACTCTAGACGTTTACGGTAAAGAGTACGTTATTGACGCTCCAGATCAAAAGTCTGCCGTTGATGCAGCAATGGGGCATTACAAGTCAACGTATGGAGAAGCTCCATCTGTTACAGCACAGATGCCAGTGGAGTCTGGCACAATGCTTGCCACTCCGCTCGAAGGTGGTGGACAACCAGCGCCAGAGATGCAAGGCCCACCGGCGCCTCCCAGCGAGGCTGCACAGATCGCTGGTGGAGCATTGCGAGGAGGAGCTACGATTGGAACTGGTGCATTGATTGGACTTGGCCTTGGCGGCCCTCCTGGAGCACTTGCTGGAGCAGGGGCAATGGCCTTAA